AATATGAAGATACCCAATTCTTGAGAGATACGCCTATTCGACATATTGTAGTTGACTCAATGAAATTTGGTGCTCTTGCTGGAGCTAGAGGGGCAGTGGGATTTGCAACAGGATATTCTTCAGTGGCTTGGTTTTTGCCAGCACCCCTGACGCATGTAATTGGGGCTATAACTGGGTTTGTTTTTTCAACAGGATTCTTTATGAGCAATAGCTGTAAATATGACTTATTGACTCAAAGACGCGTAGAAAGAATCGAGGGTAAAATTAGTGAAATTGGAAAAAATCTGCCTTCAATTTTATCTATCGTTGTCACATCTGTCTTGAATGTTCATAATCCTAGCCAGAATCAGTTAAGGATTGCGTATTCATATTTTAAAAACCAGCATAAACAACTTACTTGAGGAACATATGATAGCAATAAACTCTTTAGCGACTGACTTGGGTAAAGATATTACGCGAATCCTGCCCGTTTGTGAATGGCTGACAGCCGGCGCACTTATTGTAAATATCGCATCTATGGCCTTGAAAGCTCTTGCGTCAAGCTGGTCGGGTAGTATATATTTACTTAACGTTTTGGCGATTTCCCCCACCATTCTAATGCCTGTAGTAACGCTGAATATAATACTAAGCATTTCAATGCTGATAGTTTCTACCACACGTAAGCCAGAACGAATATTCTGATGTCTGATATCACAAAGTGTTGCGGAAATGGTTGTCAAAAAAGAGATTTATGTTTACTATATACGTCTCCCGCTTCAACATATCAAATGTGCATGGATTCAACAGAATGCATAAAAAACGATCATATTCTTTTCTATGAAATGCGTAACGGAGATAGCCGGGTGGTATGGATGCCATCCGGCAATCTTTGACAAGATGAAGGAATTGCAAGCTAGGCTTAGACTATGATACCGGCACATGCTTTAAAACTTATAGGATTGCTTTCAAAATGCCCATGTGAAATATGTAGAAAAGAACTTAGAAGATTAGAAAAAAAATATGATGTGGAACAGACATGTACATTTTGTAATAACCCAGATTCAATTTTGACTAAGGAAATATGTTGCAAAGGATGTAGCAAACTGACAGTTGACTAACATTTTTTATCCATCTAACGTAATCCTCCACGATTCACTTGTCGGCTTCCTATATTGATCCAAGTCGATCCCCTCTAATGCAGGAATTGCGGAGTAGTTGACACACCCTTGACGCATAATCTTTTGGACTTTCACCCCGCAACCTTTCGAGTTCCGAGATTCTGAAAGAGCTATTATTTGTTCTCTTGCCCTCTTTTCGTGGAATTCGGCATCTTTTAAATTTGCCTGCGATCTCAGCCAATAAGCTGTTGCATTTTCCCATTTTCCATCAAACCTTACTTTATAATCTTGATCGGTCAGATCTGGAGGAATTGCTTTTATTAGGCAATTATAGAATTTTAATTCCTCTTTGATCATATGATCAATCATTTTTTCATCACGATGCACTTCGATGCAAGCGTTTTGCTTCCCGTCATAACTGTAGTAGTATATCATATCTAGCCCAGTAACTGCAAGCTGATGTTGCAATTGAGGGATATAATATGCGGGGACTTTCCCAGCAAGAGCCGAAAGGTGAGCTTCTCGGCCAGGACACTTTATTTCAACAGCACATTTTTCGCATAATGATAGTCCGTCTAATGAAGCTATCATCCATTCGAAGGTTTCATGTTGTACAACGTAAGGTGTATATACCTTACCCATAATCTTATTGAAGCTTTCTCTAGCTACTGGCTCTAATTCTTTGCCTTCACGCATTGCAAAGTTTTCTGTTTGATCGGGTGTTATACCTATTTTTCTTTCCCATAATTGAGACGGTGAACACCACGGACTATCACCCATTATGATGGGAGCATCGCTGGCACCTAATTTATTCTTTCGAAATTCAAGCCATTCGGGAGTATTCTGAGTTAATTCAATGATTTTCATAAATCCACCACACATTCATCAAGTACTTGATTAAAATCATCGGGCGATACCATTACACATAAATGCCAATTTCTCAAAACTTTTTCAATTTTTTCTCTGATATATTTTTTATCGATATGTGCTGTTGGTGGGTATTCTGAGTCATCAATTATAATTCCCCTATGGGATAGTATTTTTATTTCAATTTTCATACTTCGCAAGCCTCTTCCTTAAATCTTCGTTAATCTGTCTTTCTTTCTCAAGCAACACCATCAAAATCTCAACTGGTGAAAGACCTAAGTCCTCCACCCATTCGCAATAGATATCTTGGATTAGATTCACGCATCCCCCACTATTGCGGTTTGTGGCACATCAAGATGAGCCTGAACCCGAGTCTTAATTGTAGAGTAGAAAGTGACAGGCATTGTCTCAAGATTAGTGATCTTATACGTTCCAAGCCAGTCCATGATTTTCGCAATGTAGGCATTATCACAAGACGCAAGCATAGAGCGAATCTCTGCAACTTGACTGGGAGTAACTTGAGGAACAGAGACAGGTTCTTGTTTAGGCCGAGCTTTATAGTTCGATTCATTGCCATCATTATCGTCATCAGGAGCCACACCAACTAATGCTGATAAGCAAAATCTTCTCAAGTAAGTGATTGCCGCCCCTAAAGCTTGCAGTTCATTTGCACCTTTTCCCTCGATTTTAACATTTATGGGTAGATAAGATCTTACAAACTGCCCCGATGAATGTCCTAGCATTGTTTCTATGTACATTCGTCCATCTTGTTCATACGGGCCTTGAAGGACTGTAAGGCCATATTTGCTTAAAGGCTCCCGGCATGCGGTCCAGATGCTAGAGAGATCTGCATAGCGAGATTTAAAAAACGGATTCGCACAATCTTTGGCGGCTCCAGTCATTTCGCCCTGAGCTTTCGCCAAGGCTGTAAATAATTGGTCTAGCTGTGGTGACTGATTCATGCTAAGCCTCCATGAATTTGATAATTTTTGTGTTGCGAATGACTTTCAAGATGCCAAACTCATCATTCTTTCCTACAGCTGCACAGATTTCACCGATGTGAAAGTATAGCACATTCAAGTCTAGCTCCTCGCACCCTGTAAGTTCGTCAATCAGCCCTTGCATATGATCCGCAGCATGTTCCATGCGCTTTTCAAGCTTCTTAACATCGGGGGATTTATCTTCATCAATGTAGTCGTAGCAATCATATTCGTGTCGTGCATAACTCATATTTTATCTCCTTTTAAAATTTTTATTGTGTGAACTGGTCTATTTTTTCACAATCTCTTTAAAATCTAATGTTGCGTCTAATCCGCAAGATTCACAAAAGTCGTCATATTGTTTGCGTGTCTCTAATCCAAGTTGACAAAGGTATTCTTTTTCGGCTTCTTTTTCTGTATTGCCTTCAAATATCCAGCAATCGCCCAAAGCATTTAACATATATTTTTTCATGTATTTACCTTATTTCTGGTTTTTAAGTTTGTTTTTCACATCCTACTTATCTTAGCCGCTGCGACCTCTCCGGGAATTCCGGACAACTGAGGGAGACTTGCGTTCGATACCATGAATATATCACATTGATGAATATTCGTCAACATTCATCGACGAAAATATCTGATATTGACTACAAATCTCACTTGAGATATATTGAAGCATATGAAATAATCGAAACTCAAAAAAGGAGTTTTCTATGAATATTAAGGAATATCTATTTTATAAAGAAATGTCTGTAAAAGAATTTGCCGAAAGAGCGGGATTTCATGTAGGTTACATTTCATCAATCTTGAATAGAAAAAGACAGCCCTCTAAGAAGACCTTAAAGCTGATTGAATTTGCAACAGAAGGTTGGGTAAAAGAGGGAACGGTTTTTGAAGAAACGAAAGTGCCTGAAGGTTTCAGCAAACAGAAAGTTGGCTGAAATGAAAAACCCCAGTCCTAGGACTGGGGAAGATACGAGTTCAAAAGTAAGTGGAGACAAACTTTCGCCTTCAACAGGAGTTAAAGCTGTTGAAGAAATACCTAATATGCTATAGCGGTAAATGCTTTAGAGAGATCCATCACCTCAACCCTTCAAGGAAAGGAGTAGAAATCAAAAATCAGATAACCACTATCACCAACCCTAAAAAAAGGATCAGTACATGCAATACAACAATCTAGCCCTAATATTAGCTCCTAAAAAGGACCAATTAATAGACCTAAAAAAAGGACCAGCACATGAATCCCATTAACTTTCACGTAAAAAAGGAGACAATGTATTCAACAAAACAATTGCCACCCACTTTCATAGGATGGCTCATGAATCCCAATTACACAACACAAATCAGGAGACAATGCATGCAATATATTCCTAATCCCAATTTTAGCACAATCCCTAATTTTTATTTCAATATTTTTCGGGGGGCTTGCTAATGAGAATTCCCGCACCAAACTTTACTCAGACGCCTAACGATCTTTTTGATGAATGGCTTCCCAAACTTGGAGAAGTCGAACTTAAGGTTTTGCTTGTTATCATGAGAAAAACTTTTGGTTGGCATCGAAAAAAAGATAAAATAAGTATTTCAACCTTTCAAAACCTGACTGGATCTAATAGAACAAATATATGCACCGCATTAAATTCTTTAATTGAAAAAGGGTTGGTTTGTAAGGAAATAGTTGGCGTGTTAGGTACAGAAGAGGTTTATTATGAACTAGTTGTACATGAGGGGGGGGGTAGTACCAATTCGGTACCCCCCCCTAGTACCAACGTGGTACCCCCCCTAGTACCAACGCGGTACCCCCCTCATTTGGAAAACAATACATATAAGAAAGAAAGGATTAAAGAAAATGATGATGACGCGCCCGAGTGTGCGCGCGCGACGGATTGTGGAAATGTTCATAACTTTTCTAAAGACGACTTATTTTTCGCTCGCGAAAAACTGGATAAAGATTGGACTACTCTGGAAATCGAAAAAGCTTGGCCGTCCTACATTCGTTATTCCGGAAATATCGAAAATCCTGTAAACTATATTGACTCAATCATCAAAAAGAATCGTTTAATAGAACAAAATCAACAGCTTAAGGAAAAACCATGTTCGAAGAACTCAACTTCAGAGAAAGACTCGAAAAACTCATCGCCGACAGGCAAGAACAAATCTTCGGAAAAAGATACCGCGGAGCCTCCTTGTCAAAAATCCAATTTGGGGGAGATGCTTCGGCAGAGCGGATTTTACAATGGATCAACGGTAGACACAATTTTTTAGTTTATTTAGGAAATGCCGGGATTGGAAAAACTTATTTTTGTGCTGCAATGTTTGCTGCCATTTTCACAAAATATAAAAGTGTTCGATATTGGAATGAATCGGAGCTTTTAAAACGAATTCGATCCTCGATGGACGACTGCAAAGGCGACTATCTAGAAGCATTGCAATATTTAATCGATGATGACTTTGTGATGCTTGATGATATCGGAAGTACAGGCCTCAACGACTGGAGGAAAGAAATTATTTTTGATGCCATCGATGAACGATACAACACCATGAAACCCACAATCGTAACCAGTAATTTCTCAATCAAAGAATTCAAGGAATTTTTTCATGAAAGAGTTTCAAGTCGGCTTTTTTCTAAAGAAAACTGTATTATTGAAATCCTTGATGGCTATGATTTAAGGCAGTGATGGAAAATATTTGGTTTGAATGCAGTAAAGAATTGCCGCCTTGCGACGGATGTGAATTTGTAGACGAAATTAAATTTGCACAGGTGACCATTACATTTTGGAAGAAAGACAATTTATTTTTTTTCAATGATGACGGATGGCAAAATTATGGCCCTTTTGGATCTCAAAAGGAATCTTTAATTGGGTTTGCTAAATTTTATTTTGATAATCTCGAAAAATATCATAAGGCACATTCAGATATCGAAGATATAATGCGAAAACTTTAAAAATTGGATATTGTCAAAAATATGCGAATCATAATCCCCGGCAACCCCATCCCCAAGGCTAGGCCTAAATTCTCTGCTCGCGGCAAGCATGCTATGGCCTATGATCCGCAAAAGCAGCTTTGCGATGAAAAAAAGCTTGAACTACATGGCTTTCTGTCACAGAACGGCTCAATTTCTGATTTCATGGACTGCCATGGATATATTTCAAAAAAACAATTTCAGGTTTTGAGGAAAGTTTATCAAAAGAGCAATGTGAAATCCTTCCTAGATGACCTGTATGGATATCAAGAAGAAGGTTATTAACTTGGAGGAACCCCCCGAAATGAGCATGCAACAATGTAAAAAATGCTTAGAATGGGCATTCTTAGAGCACTTCGTTAAGAAAGGTTACCGGTTTACTGATATCTGCAAAAAATGTAAACGATTTGCCTACCATCAGAAAAAAGGGGAAAAAGTATGAATTATGGAAGAGGGATTAAAAAAATTCCGGATGAAATAGTGATTTCTACTTATGAAGAACTTCAAAGTGTAAGAAAAACAGCTAAAAAATTAGGATTGAGTGTCTCGACTATTCATAAACGATTAGTAAGTCTTGAAAAAAGTAAACTTTATGATGTTGGATTCAAAAAAAATGCGAATTGTCATACCTGGAAATCCCATAGCTAAAGCTAGGCCTAAATTCTGCGTTCGTGGCAAGCATGCTGTGGCTTACGATCCGCAAAAGCAGCTTTGCGATGAAAGAAAGGCTGAATTGTCCTTTTTGGTTAAGCAAGATAGCCCGGATGATTTTGAGGGCTATTTTAGCCTTCCGTTGAGGGTTGCCCTATCTTTCCTCATGCCAGTGGCTGAGACGGGCTCGGCGGCCCTTAAAAACGCAAAGAAGTGGCACTTTGAATTGCCATCACATAAGCCCGATATCGATAACCTGATTAAACTTGTGCTCGACCTTTGCAATGGTATTCTTTGGCGTGATGATGCTCAGATTGTCGAATTACATGCTTTTCAAAAATATTCTGAAAATCCTTGCACGATTATTGACGTCTCCCCTATAAAAAAACTTATGACTGAAAATACTAAAAAAATAGCTAAAATATTCTCGCCTTCAGAACTTGAGCTGCTGAATGTGCATCTGTGTGTCTTAAAAAACGCTCTCGCCCAATTTGAGTCTTGTCCTGAGAATGAAAAAAACTTTATGGCTGAACATGCTAGCCTTGAACTTATTACGTTTGCCAATGAATATGCTCAGAAATTGAACAAAATTCGAGATAAATGAATGTTCGTCCTTGGCATTTGTGCCCTATTTTTTTTTGTCTTTATGATCTTATCACTAAGCTTGAAGTGTGACGATGACGATTTTATACGCTGAACACCATTTGATTGCCTCATTGAGCGTTTCCACTGCTTGCCTGCAGTTGCTCGGCGTCATGCCTGAGACAGACCAGGTTTTGGAGATGCGCACCTTGCTTGAAGATCAGTTCGAAATCATTGAATGCCTAACGCAATCGCGTCATTTTGGTAGCGACGCTTTAGATCATGTCATTCAAGATTGCCACAACGTTTTAGAGCAAATTAGTGAGTTCAAAAAAGAATGAAGATCCAAGCCACTCTTGCTGATATGATAGAAGACCTCTATGAAATGCCTCGCATAATCGAAAGTAAACCCTTGGAATGCTGTTTTATGCTGGGCGCTATTGCTCAACGATTACAAATTATTCATGATTATTTGGAAGAAGAAAAAAATGACAATGATAACCAACTCCATGGGTGCTAAATATGCTACTTTCTCAAGAGGTCGAAAGTATAATTGATTCAGTCATTTCAGCTTCTGTATTGCTTGGCGATCATACGACTGAAGCAAATTGTATTGGATGTGCATTTATATTAGGCACTATCTCCTCCAGATTAAAAGTTGTGCAAGATGAAATAAAATTAGGTGAAGACAATGGACGCGAAGATTAAAAAAATTATGGGTGAGAATGCTAAGGAAGGCAAGCAGCTCAAAGGCCTCTTGAACGCCGATAAGAAACAAGACAAGATCGTTGCGAAGGCAAAAATGAAAGGAAAATGCTAATGATTGAATTTATTTCTCACGAATATTTTCCCGACGATCCCTACACCAAAGAAATTTGTTACCTCTCGGTCGATTCCAAATTTAGATTCGCTTACGTTCGAAAGAATAGAAAAGATGGCGGCCTTTTCTGGTCCCCCATGTCCACTAGTGTTTCTATCAACGGGGAGAAAAAATTTAGGCACTCTCTCGAATGGGATAGCAATTTTCTCGCAAAAGATATAATGTCTTTTTTAGAGGCCAGATCTTGGGAGAGTAAATCGCCAAGTAAGATCTTGCCGATGCAAGAACCGATTAGTAGTCCGAATTATCAACAGGCTAGTTTTTTTGAGGAGTGCCCATTCTAATGGCAGGTGGACGTCCCAGAACAGTTTCTCTTTCTCCCGATGAAATGATTGAACTTGGGGAGGAAATGCTACAATGGATCATTGAAAATGATCCTATTCATCTATCTCAATGGTATTCTATACACAAAAGTTATACTGACAAACAATGGGATACTATGCAAGTAGCTCCAGAGTTTTTCCCCTATTATGAAAAAGCACTTAAATTAGTAGGATTTAAGTATCTAAAAAAGGATTCTCCAATTGAACCATCACTTAAACAAAGATGGCAAAGAGTATACTTTAAAGATCTAAGGAAAAGGGAAGATTCTGATGCAGACGCTCAAATTGAAAGGGAATCTAGAAAAGCTTTGAGTAAAGATGAAATAAATGTTAAAGATGAGCAAATTAAAGAGCTAGAGAACGAGCTTATGCTTGTTAAAGCCAAGCTTAAAAAAGAGGCTGATGTCCTTTGTAACTAGTGATAAGCAAAATCAATCTTATCTTGAATCAACTCATCGTTTCAATATCTGGGTTGGCGCTGTACGATCTGGAAAAACTTTTTCAAGCATCCGTAAATTCCTTGATCGTTTAAAGCATGGTGTCCCAGGCGATGCCATGATCATTGGCGTTAACCGAGGATCAATACAAAGAAATGTCATTACTACTATTTATCGTATGTTGGGCCACCCGGCGCCTTCACCTATGTGTAATAAAGTAACGCTATATGGTCGCGACGTCTATTTCGTTGGTGCCCCGGATGTATCTGCGGTTACTACTATTCAGGGCTCTACTTTAGCTTATGCCTACGTAGACGAAGCCACTTGTATACCTGAAGCTTTTTGGAAGATGCTAGAGACTCGGCTTAGTGTTCCTGGTGCTCAGCTATTTGCTACCGCCAACCCTGAAGGACCATCGCATTTTCTAAAGAAGCAATATATTGATCGGGCTGGAGATCTTGATCTCATTCATTGGGATTTTAATCTAGATGATAATCCGGTACTGGATGAGAAATACAAGCAGAGCATAAAATCTTCCTTTTCGGGGATGTGGTATAAACGATTCATTCTAGGGGAATGGTGCCAAGCGACAGGCGCAATCTTCCCTGACTTTGATCATGATAATCAATTTGTTAATCCTTTCCCATCACCCAGCTACTATCTTTGTGGTATTGACTATGGTACCACCAACCCGACTTCCGCCGTGCTATTAGCTGTCTCCCCAAAACAATGGCCACAAGTGAGAGTTGAAGAAGAATATTATTTTGATTCCTCCAAGACAGGCATCCCTAAGACCGATGCACAACTAGTAACAGAGATAAAACGCTTCGTTGCACATAAAAATGTCACTTGCATTTATGTAGACCCAGCAGCGGCTTCATTTAAGATAGCCTTGCGCAATGAAGATCTTCCAGTTAATGACGCCAATAATGATGTGCTCCTTGGCATCAAAACAATGAGCAAATTCATATCTGGTAAGAATATTGTCATACATAAGAGCTGTAAGAATTTAATTGAGCAGTTGCAAAGCTATGCATGGTGTCCGAAGGCTCAAGATAGGGGAGAAGATAAGCCCATTAAGAAAGACGATCATTCGGTAGATTCCCTTAGATATGCTTGCACGCCATTTTTATTGTCGGCTGACTTTGGCAACCCTGATTCACAACTCACAATTGAACAGTTGCGACGTAAAGTTTATGATGACGATGGTTATGGATATATGAATCCTCAAATGGGTGGGGGATATTTCTAAATGTCATATGAATGCGAAACACCCGAGGCCGTGCAAGGCTTATCGGGTGTCATATGGTGGACTTGAACTCTCGTTGTATCCCCACCATAACAACCCGCATAAATTTGTGTCAAATTAAAGATGCAAATATCTACATCAAAATGATATAGATTACATTTTAATCTATGGGGTTTCATGGGTAGCTATGACCGTGGCGGCTTCGTCACAAATACTTCGGGGTATATCGATCCCACAGATCAAGCCTCCAAGCATCTAAAACAGCGTAAAGAAGATTTCTACCAGGCAAATTATCCCGGCAATAGCCAATGGTGGGCTCAAGGCTTTATAGACAAGCGGTTCAAAGTGGGAGATCAATCCCTCTACAGCCAAGTTGCGGGTAATAATTACAATCAAAATTCCTACCGATTCTTTTTCAATCTAATTAGACGCCATATCAATATGGTCTGTGGTTTTCAAAGGCGAAATCGCAAGTCTACTCTTGTTATTCCTGTGCTGGAAAATGATGATCAGATAGCAGATGATTACAATGCTTGCTTAAAATATTGTGAAGATCGATCTGGTTTCCAAGAATACCTCTCAGAAGCATTTGAGGGCTCATGTGACACAGGCATGACATTGCTATGGATGTATATGGACTACACCCTTGATCCTATTTCAGGGGATATTTTTGACGATATGGTTTCATATAATAATTTTCTAATCGATCAATATTTTCGTAAGCAAGATCTTTCCGACTGTAATGGTATTCAACGTCGTCGATGGACATCTAAAGAAGGAGCTAAACGATTATTGCCAGGCTACGCGAATGAAATTGAAAAAATGAATCCTGGTGGGATGAAAGACGGTCGTTTTCCCGTCCAAGCAGAGCTTCAGAATGTCGCCTTGAACAAGTTATTTACATATGACGAATTCCATTATATGGATTCCAGGCTCGCCACGATCATATTAGATCCAAAAACTGGGGAAGCGACAGAGTGGGAACCCGATGATCAAGATCCGGAAGATATGCTTGATCGGGTTTTAGCGGAGCAACCTTGGTTAGAGGTTAAAAAAACTTATATTCCAACTGTCAAGCTTTGCATTTCTTTAGGGGACAAAGAAGTCTATAATGGCCCTAATTTGCTTAATATTGATTCGTACCCGTGTGTACCTTCAATATGCTATTATGAGCCAGATGTAACATCTCCGGCATGGCGGTGCATGGGTATGATTAGAAACCTTAGAGATGCTCAGTTTCTATACAATATGCGTAAAGTTATTGAGCTTGAAATTCTCCAATCTCAGATAAATTCAGGTTGGATATATCCGATCGATGCGGTGACAGACCCCAAAGCTTTCAGGCAGTCTGGACAAGGCTTTTTAATACCACTAAAGGCAGGCCACCTTCCAAATGAGATCCAAAGGATTGAAGCCGCAGCGATCCCTCAAAGCCTTCTTGAGCTTTCACAAAGCTTAGCAGAAGATATAACAAAGATATGTGGTGTAAATGAAGAACTTCTCGGCTCGGCGACTGATGACAAATCCGGCATACTTTCAATGCTTCGACAGGGCGCAGGACTCACCACATTGCAGACTATCTTTGATAAGATTGATTACACACAAAGGTTGTACGGTAAGATACGACTGCAGGCAATTCGAAAGAACTTTTCTAAAGGTAAGATACGAAACATTCTCGGTCATGAAGCAGATCCACGATTCTGGACATCACATAGCCAGAAATATGGTCTTAGGGTCGAAGAGGGCAACTACTCAGCAACACAAAGACAAACAGAATTACAGCAGCTATTGCACTTCAAAGAAATCGGCATGGCCATTGCAGACAAATCCATTATTCGCGCCGCAATTATAACGAATAAAAAGCAAGTCATGCAGGATATGGAAGAGGCCCAACAACAACAAATGCAAGCTCAACAGGCAGAAGCCCAAGCAAAAGAAAAAATGGATAATGCTAAAATAATGGAATCTTTTGCAAAAGCTAAAGTAGACATGGCGCGAGAGAAAGATCTAATGGTTTCAGCCCAAGAACGTGTCGCTAAGATTGAAGATTTATATGCTACTGCCGAACATAAAATGATGGAATCAGATCTAAATCTTGTCAAACTAGCTATGGAGCTTGAAGATGTGCAATTCAATCAGCTTAAGAGCGCATTTGACCTAGCACAAGCGATGAAAACGGCTAACCAGCCACAAACTGCCCAAGTGGGCTAAGGGGATAACATGGCACACAGCAAAGAAGCACAAGCCAAGATGAATGGCTTAGGTGATTTTAATAAAGGTCACTGGACAAAAGACCAAGGCGAAACTAATGTGGCCGATGGCAAATATTGTTCCGGTGAAATGGACAATCCTGAGCATTGCAAAAAGTCTGTAAATATGCTTGCAGCATATACAAAAAAGAATAAAATGCAGTATCCTTGATTTGTATAAGCTGTAGAGAAATATTTCAAATTAAAGCTCTCACGATGCCGAGGGTCTTGTAATTTATAAAAATATCATCTTCAGCTTATACCTTTTTACACAGAGGTTATATGAAAAAGAAGCATCATGCCCCAGATTATGCCAAGAATAAAGATGCCGACGTGATTCCTAAAGGATGGGGTGAAGCTAATCCTCAAGAGCATTGGGTAAAAGATGTTGGTAGTTCAGTATTCCCGAAATATGAAGACAATCCGAAGGGTGCTTTTCTTGCTGGAAATGGAAGAGTAAGGCCACAACCCCATAAAATGATAAACGAGTGTGACCATTGATGAGCTTAAAAGAGATTATTGAAAAATATCATAAAGATAAAGACTATAACGCGTTGCTTGAAGCGTTTAAAAAGTGGTGTTTAGAATAATGAATGAAACATTAGAATTAACTAAAAAAGAAAAAGACAGAATAAGATATATTAATAATAGACAGGTCAAAATAGCTGCGTCGTTAAAATATTACCATGCGAATAAAGAAATTGTTAAACAAAAACAAAAACAAAAAGACCGGGATATTTTAAAAAAAAGAACTAAACAAAAAAGAATTACACCGCAACTATCATGCACCATCGATGAAAAAAGCTTAAATTTTTTAAAAGATCTAACTCTTTTTTACTGCTTGAAGAAAAAAAAGGTATTCAATTTTTCAATGACGTTACGGACCATCTTAAAATATGCAAAAGAAATGCAGCATGAGTTGGAGAGTTATGTTTAATGAATAAATATGATTTAATAGAAATTTTTAAAATCATGACAAGATTTAGACTAGAAGAAATATATAAACATAAATTTCCTATGCTCGAGGGAATGAAGTTTTCTTCAGATGATATTTTAGATCTTATTTCATTTTCTCTGAATAGGCATAACGGATTATGAGACAAACAGCAGGCCAGCTATCACATAAAGCCCTATCTGACACAACGAAATACAGCGCTCTAGAAGTTGGTCATGCTCTTGCCGATGATATCAAGCCTCATTTGCTTAAATGCATTGAGAATCATGTCAATATCATTGATGAGAATGAGTTTTGCGTAATCATGTTGATCTCTAAAGATCCTTTGATATCTAATCTTCAGCGGCGAAAGTTCTATGCTTGGCCATACCTTCCAAAGCCTCGGCCTAATCAGGCTGTGTTTCTCTATAATAAGAGTTTAGACAGAATAACCCATCGCCTATGGGTATTGCCATCAGATGTGGTAATGGCAGAGCTACACAGTCTCTCTGTTGTAGATAAACGATACGCAACCATGAAAGCATGGTCCGACGCTTTTTATAAGGGGTGGAGGCTTATTAATGGAAAGTTTTTCAACTCTGATCCTTTTTACTTCTGGAAGTTCATTAGAGAAGATCAGAAAATCGATATGCCTTCAGAACATGAATATTTTCTAGCGCATCGAGATGAATTGATTCAAGCAGGCGGTCAATTGCCTAGCCCCGACGATATCGATCCCTTCGATTTCGATAAGATTCAAGTCAAACAGTTCATAGACCCGCAAGAAGCCTGCATCGATTAATGCCCTCTCACACTTTTTAGGAAGGCATAGGCATTGCAGAGGCAAATCTCCGGCCATATATCCTATCATTTTTTGATAATTCTCTAGACTTTCAACTAGTTTCTTGTTTATCTTACGGACAGTCGTTTTAGGAATAGTATTAGCCATAAAAAGGAGTCTCCATGAGTGATGAAAATAATGTTAGCACAGAGCAAAATCAAATACAACCTGTGACCCAAGCTGAAGCGCAACCCATAATTAAAACTGAAGAGAATCAAGCTAACTGGAAAGCATTTAGAGACCAAAGAGAGGCCGAAAGAAAAGCTAGATTTGAAGCTGATAAGATGGTTCAACAGAAGGCGGAAGAAGCAGCAGCCTTGCGAGCGGCTCTAGAAGCTATCACAAACAAGCCGATACAGCAAACCCAGCAATATGAGCAGCAAGAAGAAAGTGAAGATGCGCGCATTGAAAAACGTGTCAGAGAGATTATTGCTGAACGTGAATCTATATATGAAAAGGAAAGAGCTCAAAAAGAGCAAGCCGAATATCCTGAAAAGTTACGTACAATTTATTCCGACTTTAACAAGGTGTGTTCGAGTGAAAATCTTGATTACCTGGAATATCATTATCCCGAATTGGCAACACCCTTTAAGCATATGCCTGATGGATTTGAAAAATGGTCCTCCATTTATAAAGCGGTTAAAAAGTTCGTTCCTAATACAGACTCTAAGGGAGAATCCCTAAAAGCGGATAAAAATCTGAATAAGCCGGGCTCTCTTTCTGCTATGGGGAACGCTCAAGGATCTGCATCCATCCCATCCTATAAATTAGATGAAGCAAGGAAGGCCGCTAACTGGGATAGAATGCAAAAGCTTATTAGAAGTACTACTGGTTAACTCAATTAAAGTCTGCGTCTTGTAAATAATCGATCAATAGTTTACAATATTGTTATGCCTAGGGCGCGCACCCGAAAAGTAAGATTCCGCTTACCTGGCATACTTTTCAAATCGGACAACAACAGGAGGTTGACATGTCAAAAAAGCATCATTCGCATAAACAAGACTTTTTCAAATCACATGCTGATACATTCGCCATTATGGCGTTGAATCTAGCTATTGCTAGCCTTCTAATTGCTATGATTATATCTAATTCTCATAGAATTGATGCTGCGAATGCTCGCAGTGATCTATTACATCAAACTATTCATGAAGAAATTAAAGCCTTTCATGGAAGGCTATGTGCTATTGAGGAGATTAATAAAAAATGACCATATTAGAATATTTTCTATTAGTTATAGTTATATTATCAAATGTATTTTGGTATTCCCATGATCAGCATCAAAAATCTTGCATGTCGATACATAAATGTAATGAAGAAATGTATGCAGATTATTGGCAAGACACGAAGCATGAGAAGAGGCAAATTGAAAATCGAAATAATTTTCTAGAGGATGTGCTGAAAAATGTATATAAGATAAAACTTGAACAAATTAGGCAAGATCGAAAAAATTCTTTACAATAAAAAGTTAAATCGCTATACATAGACTCAGCTGATCGGGGCTTCGCTAGCCCAGGCTGAATCGCACCTCGCCAGTGCAGGCAGATATTACTAGTTCGCCGCTAGGATACATATCAACCTGTTTTGCGAGGTGCAAACATGTCATTCCCCACAGGGATCACCAATATAAATAACTTTGCGCCTGAGCTGCCCGTGCAAGCTGCGGAAGACTTGCTCAGCACGCCAATGTTTAATTTGATTCATAGCTTCGGTGTAGATTTACACCATGCAGAAGCCTATATCGGCAAGACTACACGTATGTCTCGATTTGAGCGCCTATCTACGGATGGTGGCCAACTTGATGGTTCAGGCGTTGATCCAGCTTCTGAAGTGCCACAACGCACAGATATCGATGCGACGATGGAGATCTATGCAAAGTCAATAATTACCAATGAACAAGTTGTCCTCTATGAAAATAGTAAGACGCTAACAAAGTTCACTGCATTGCTTGGTCAATGGCTTCGTGAAAAAGAAGACCTGCTAATGCGTGATCTTTTCGCCTCAAGCGTATCTTACATCAATGCAACTGGTGGTGGTAACGGGGATCAGCCTAGCAACTTAAGTCTCAATGATATTAACAATATTGAAACCATTTTGCTTGGTAATGATGCTCGCACAATGCTTGTAAGCATAGATGCGATGGATAAGTTTTCAACAGGCCCAACCCGAGACGCCTTCATAGCTTTGGCAAATACTAATTTGACGAACGATCTTCAGAAAGTTCAGGGCGTATTGCTCAAGAATGCTTACCCGTCTCAGGAAGGTTTGCGCCCTGAAGAGTATTGCTCGATCTCACGATTCCGATTCTTCGTGTCATCAAAAGCTGCAAAGACACCGGGGATTTCTATGCTTGGGCGTACGGTCTATACCGTTCCTATGTACGGTCTAGAAGCAGCGGCTAAGATCGAACAGAATAACTATACAGCTGTTATCGGCTATAGACCACCTTGGGTAGTTTCATCTGTAGCGCAGAACAGCCAGTTATATGCTAAGTTTGCGATTGCGAGAGCAATCACTAACCAAAACTGGATATCTGGCCTAAACTGCACTACAACTACCCCAAGCTAATAGGAGGCATGAATGGCGTTTACAATTATTACAGGCGGATCTTTTACCCAAGGCGCAACAGCTGTCGGGCAAAAGATTTTAGTACCAAGCTCAACAGATTATTTCCGTACATGGAACATTACACAGATGCCTTTAGCGCCTAACCCCGGTGTGGTTATTGGTGGGGAGTGGTTTGGCAGGAAATTTGGCGCTGGCGCAACTGCTGCAAATGATGGATTAAGATGGAAAAAGACTTTATCCACAAATGCTGTAAATATCGATACATTTTCAACGACTACAGCATCTAACGGTTTCACTTATGTTGAAGTGGCGCCGGTTGTTGAGCCACAAGCAGCTAATGCGATTACAGCAATTACGGCAGCGAGTCCGGCGGTAGTTACACAAACTCAAACATATAGCGAAGGCGATATCTTACAGTTTTATGGGACTACAGGAATGTTGCAGATTGCAGGGATGAACTTCCAAATTTCTACCGTTTCAGGTTCAGGTTATACATTGATTGGCCTGAGAGCCGCTGGCCTAGCACCAGGAACAGCAGGTTTTACAAGGCGTATTTCTAAATATGCAGCAGTTGATCCACAATTCTTGTATATCACAGAAATTACCAAGGCAACCCAAGCAGTTGTAAGGACTTCAGTAGATCCAACGCTTTATTATGTCGTGGGCATGAAGATACATTTCAGCATTCCTTATTCTTTTGGCATGTATGAAATGAATCAGCTTACTGGAACAATCGTTGCTGTTAGTGCTACAAACTATACACTAACTGTAGATATTGATAGCACGGCCTTTACAACGTTTGCTTTCCCTTTGACAACACTATCACCAACAGCGGCTTTATTCGCTACTTTGGCTCCTGCTGGTGCAGCCACGAAGAGAGATCCTAATACGTTTGTTGAGACTGGGTATAATTTTCAGTATCAAGCTTTTCATACAGGCCAATTTACGCCCTTTATGTTCTTGGCAGGAGGCGCACAATCTCCTGGTGGTGCAGCATTGGATACTATTAATTGGATGGCATATAAAATGGAGAATTGAAAACTAATTAGTTTTCAGTGAAATAGCAATATGGTATTCTCTAATAAAACGGAGGATACCATTATGAAAAAATGCAAGGTGTGTGAAAGCAATAAAGAAGTCTCAGATTTTTACAAAAATCATGATGACTGTAAGGAGTGTTGGAAGGCATATTGCAAGAGAAGGAATCAAACACCAGAAGGGAAAGAGAAACGAAGACTTCTCGTTTCTTCCTGGAGGGAAAGGAATCCTGAAAAAGTAAAAGAACAGACCAGGAGATCCTTAGAAAAAAATAAGGATAAAATAAATGAAAGGCGTCGAACACCTGAGCGAAGAAAAGTCAACAATGAATCTGTAAAAAACTGGAGAAAAAATAATCCAGAAAGATTTGCAGAAACAGAGAAGGCGAGAAGGCTTCAGGATAGACCAAAAGAATTAGCTAGAAATTATGTTTATAAACAAATTTCTAGAGGGAAATTAATTAGACCTTCTCTGTGTGAGAAGTGTTGTAAAGAATGTAAGCCTGAAGCCCATCATGAAGACTATGAGAAGCGACTTGAAATCATTTGGCTATGTAAGACGTGTCATAGACATACCCACGGAAAGCTTCTGGACATAAGTATATAAACTAACCGTCGTAGGTTGACGGCTACCCGATCACATCCAATTGGGTAGCCGGCTTTTTGAAGGGAAAGATGACAATACCAAATAATGCGAATACATATTTGCCAGGGGTTATAGCCATACCAAGCTCTCTAACGTTGGTAGCTTTGACGAATGGATATCCCGCAATAGCAACGGTATCTGTTAATGCGGTTACAGAAGCTAACACTTACATCCCAGGGCAAGCAATCAAGTTGAATGTGCCCATAACTTATGGAATGTTTCAAGCTGATGGCCTAACGCCTTTAATCCTTGCCGTTAATGGCAATGATCTGGCTCTAGATTTAAATACATCTAAATTTGATGTCTTTACAGTCCCTACAGGAAAAAATTATCAGGTTGCAACAATTGCACCGAACGGATCTAGAAACTTAACTTTAAACAATGACATGGCTCAGGTGCCTTTTCAGAGCCTCAATAATATAGGTAACTAATGATTTTACAATCTACGGCAAGCGGTGAATTACACGGGCTGATCAATACATTGACCAATTCCGTTCCTTTCGATGATTTCAAGGCAATGACACCAACAAATAAAGCGAAAATTGAGAAAGAGAAAAAAGAAGATGGACGCATTGTTAAAGCGGAATATATCAACCGTACTGGAAGGCATGAACGTCTAATTAAACCATATTGTAGATATGCTGGAGAGCCAATATTAATCTTTAGCTTCATTCCTGGAAGAACATATGATGTGCCTTATGGATTGGTTAAAGAAGTTAATGCAGTGAAAATGCCAAAACGTAGCGGGCTTATAGAAGTAGACGGGGAAAAGGTAAAATCCGACGGGTCACCATTAGATAAAGATATGGATGGGGATTGGATCCACAGGTTTTTACCCGTATCATTTTAAGAGGTATTTATGTCAGCAGTAGGTCCAGGAAGTTCAACAGTTGATTTCATGCGTCGAAAGATCAGACGACTTACTGCTTCCTCAAGCGAATCTATTTTGACTACAGCATCCATTGATGAGTACCTCAACAATGCGCTTTTGAATGACTTCCCTTATGCTATTAAAATGGATCAGATGCGTTCAGTATATACCTTCTTTACTGAACCTTATAGGGACAGATATCCACTAGACGTTAATTTCAATCAAGGAATTAGAGCGCCCTTGTATGTGGAAGGGATTTTAGGGTCATTTTTCAAGGATCGAACTCAATTTTTTAATTTATGGCCTAGGTGGCCAACGAAATTTCAGCAAGGCACAGACTCATTAACAGGCACAATAACTAGCGTTGACTTAACAGGTTTGACGACGCCACTCGGCACTGTTAGAGTGGTTTCCACTGCTCATGGGCTGCCGAGTGGCGCTGTAGTAACAATTGAAGGTGTTGTTGGCACAACGGAATTAAATGGAAGCTCATATGAAATCACTCTGACGCCTAATCAAGTGAATTCGTTTAATTTGGTTGGCACTGATGTAGTCAATTTTTCTGCTTATGTTTCTGGAGGAACTTGGACGTCAAATAATCAGACATTTTCTTTTACTTTGCCTGCCCCATTTTTGAGTAAAGAAGTCGTGATAGGTGGTGTAGATACTGGTGGCAATCCCATAACAATTAACGATGATGGTAATGGGAATCTTCAATACCTTATCCCAAATTCAGTAATCTCTATCCCTGCTCAAAACACCAATCCTGCATTGCCAGGAATGTATAATATCAATACTGGAAATCCAGGCCTACTCAATCCAACCAATATTGGCACCGTGGATTATGTCACAGGACTAATCGATTTTGCTTTACCCAGCGGCGTTTCTTTAGGAAATGGGGAACTATTTACCATCTGGATAGCCCAATATCAAACAGGGCGCCCCTATTGCATGCTATTTTGGAATAATGAATTCACTATTAGGCCTATTCCAAAATTGATCCACAAAGTGGAGATTGAAACCTATCTGACGCCAGTGCAATTTTATGACTCTACGCAGGTTCCTATACTCAATCAGTGGGCGCAGTATTTAGCCTACATTGCAGCTATGGAGATTTTAAGAGATCGAAATGACTTTGACGGCGTTGAGGGCTTAAGAGAAGGCTTTAGTCGGCAGGAAGCGCTTGTCTTAGAGCGTCAAGGTGTGGAAGAAATTGGGCAGCCTAATTTTCAGCTTTTTAATTCTACTCAAGGCTATTGCGTTTATGGTGGATATTCTGGAGGTGGTTACCCTTGAGCTATTCTCCCCTATACATTGCAGGCATGGAAACGGGGCTTGTGCAATCAAGGCAAAATTTTATCTTGCCTAATGACGCCTACCCAGTTTTGGAAAATGCCTTTATATGGCGAGAAAGAATAAAAAGAAAGCAAGGATATAAGCTTTTAGGTCGATTGAGAAGAGTTTTAACAGCTCTTTCATTGGGCAATGCTCCAGCGGGAACTACGTGGAACTTTACAATTTGGTCAACTCTTGTTCCTCCAATTACTCCTGAAGCTCACGCAGAGATTGAGGCTGGATCAGTTGTTATCACTAGAGGTATTATTCTTCGAGATGCTGGTGATGGGACTTTTATTCCTAACGCTGGATGGAGTGGTACAATTAATTACCAGACAGGCGCAATTAGCATCACAAAGCCTGCGGGAGCGGGTGCTGCCACAATAAGTTTCAATTATTTTCCCGGGTTGCCTGTCATGGGCCTAACCCAGCAAGAATTAAATGGGATTAACGCTGAAAGAACAGTGGCTTTTGACACAGTCTACGCTTACCGATTTCAAGGAACTGGATGGCAAGAGTTGATTCCAGGAACTATATGGACGGGATCGGATTCGGATTTCTTTTGGACAACAAATTACTGGGTAGGTGACGGAGCTCTAAAGATATTTTGGGAAACAAATTTTGTTGATCCGATTAGATATACCAATACGACATTAAGCGCGTGGATCGATTTTTCACCAATAATCAATGCCGCTGGAGATCGTTTAATTAATGCCTTGGTTATGGTTACATTTAGAGGCAGAATGGTAGTGGGGAATACCATAGAAACGGACAATCCTCACCCTCAAAGAATTCGGTGGGCGGCAATTGGAACTCCATTTAGTGATGTGAGTGCGATTGTGACTACGGTTAATGTAAATGCCTGGAGAGATGACATTCGCGGTCAGGGAGGGTTTCTAGATATCCCAACCTCTGAAAATATTGTTTCCTTTGGATTCGTGCGTGATAATTTGGTAGTCTTTTGCGAGCATTCTACTTGGCAACTTCGATATACTGGAAGATCAATTGCTCCTTTTCAGATTGAGCGCGTCAATAGTGAACTCGGGTCAGAGAGCACCTTTAGCAGTGTTCAGTTTGATACATCTCTTGTAGGTGTAGGTGACAAGGGGATTGTTGAATGTGACAGCTTCAAAAGTGAACGTATTGATATAAAAATACCTAATTTAATATTTGAATTTAATAATCTTCAAGAAGGGCCTAAAAGAGTTCATGGGGTAAGAGATTTCATAGAGAAATTAGCCTACTGGACTTACCCTTTTCTTCCCGATGAAGCGCCATATGCTATCACGTTTCCAAATCGGAGACTAGTTTATAATTATGAAAATGATAGTTGGGCTATTTTTACCGATTCCTTGACAACTCTTGGGACTTTTCAACCGCAACTTGGGGCGCGATGGATAGATTTTCCACGCCCATCAGTGTCAAATCAATGGAAAAATTTAAACTTTACATGGGTACAACGACAAGCTTTACAACCTGATATTATTGGAGGGAATCAGCAAGGTTTTGTTGAGTATCTCGATGTACAAACGGGGAACGATGTAAGTCTAGCAATCACAGGAATTCAAGGAAGTTTAGATACGGTTGTAGTTACAAGTTATGATCATAACTTACTTACAAATGACGTAATACAAATATTTGATATAGCCGCTACCGATCCATTTTTCGCATTAGATAATGGTATTTATGGGGTTGTTATCCTAGACAAGGATATATTTCAGATTTTTACTTATAATCCCGATACTGGAAAATTCGATATCCCTGTAGTAATTACAGATGGAATATATTTCAGTGCTGGTCGAATAGCGATACGCGATGGATTTAGCATAGTCAGTAAGAAGTTTAATTTTGCAGAGGAAGGTCAAAATATCCAAATGGGATATTTAGATGTGTTAATGGATACAACAAGTAATGATCCTGCTGAAGGATTTATAACATGTAATGTTTATCTGAATTATAATGATAGTGAGCCGATAAATCAAATTCCACAGAATCAACTTCCTGATGCTCTAAACCAAACGCCCGACACTTTTTTCAATTCTATCGTTCCTACATTTCAATTGGGAACTCTTGAATCTTCAAAGGCATGGCAAAGGGTTGTTTGTCCAGTGCGTGGACAATTCATTACAATAGAATGGACATTATCCAATGCACAATTAGTCGGCCCAGAGCAAGGGTGTGATGTTCAAATTGATGCACAAATACTTTATATAAGAAGAGCTGGAAAACAATTACCTGCTGGAGCATAAATGACCTACAATCCAAATATTCCTAACCCTACAGATTTCTTGAGTGACAGTCAGCCACAAATTAAGAATAACTTTTCTGCTGCAAATACATCTTTTGGGATCGATCATACTCCTTTTACTGGGGTGACAAATATAGGCTTCCATAAGCCAGTTCATTTAATTTCACAAGGGACTTCAAATCCCACAGCAGTTGCAGGAACAAATATCGTATATGCAAAGTCATATACCCCCGATACTGCCCCAGCATCTGGACCCGATATACAGCTATTTGCAAGAACTGCTGCGGGTGGAATTTCACAACTTACAGGTAATAGTGCCGCAAAAGAAGGATATCAATGGATAGGTGGCGTATTATTGCAATGGGGAAGAGTTACTCAAAATTTTGCGGCAGGCAGTACATCAGGAACGGTTACTTTTAAGTCAAGATCGCCCGGTAATAGTATCCCTTTTCCAAATGCATGTTTTATTGTGCAGACAACCCCTTTTATTAACGCAGCTAATCCCAACAGCCAAGCAAGTATACAAGTAAGAAATAGTACTCTTTCAGAGACAATATTTGATTGGCAATTTTATACTAATTCTACGGACTATAAAGGTTTTTATTGGATGGCAATAGGTAACTAATGAACTCAAATGATTCAACATTTTTTGACGCTTACCTTCCTGTTTATGACGCTGTACCGGAAGAGTGGGAGCAAGCAAAGCCTTTTCTAGTGGAAGTGCTGAAGAAAGTTTCGAATGTTGTCAACGCAAGAACCATTGGGTTTCTTCTTGATGAGGAATTACTTTCGGGTCAGGCGTTTATCCCTGGTGCGACGATTCCAGGGAATAACCCAGGAGAATTTAGGCAGGTCTTAAGAAAAGTGATCGATGTTAGTCCTCTAGTTTCGGGAGCAAATGGAGGTAAACCACATGGGATTCTTTTTGATTCTAATTTTACTCTTATTGATTTATGGGTTGCTGGCACTAATTCCGTAACTTTGACAGCTAGGGATATTAGTGGTAATAATGTAGTCATGGACGCAACAAATTTAGTGATAAACTCTCCGCAGGCATTTGATAGAGCTTTTGCCTTCGTAGAATACATACAGGAACTATAATATGCCAGGTTTTTTTAAATCGATTGGAAGGTTCCTTACCGGAACCCCAGAGAAACATAAAAGGGTTTCAACCCTCAGGCCCGAGCAAGAACCTCTTTATCAGCAGTTACAGAATGCAAATATGCAGCAAGGAGCTGGTGGATCATTTGGCGCAGCTGCGGACTATTATAGAGACCTGCTCAGTGATGATAGTCAGACAGCTCAATCTATGTTTGCCCCCGAACAAAGGCGGTTCAATGAAGATATTATACCGGGTCTTTCAGAGCAATTTGCAGGTATGGGGGCCGGGGGCTTAAGCTCAAGCGGATTTAGGAATGCGGCTGTAAATGCGGGCACGGATCTTTCCGAAAGATTGGGCGCCATTAGAGCGCAACTTAGACAACAAGGGGCCGCCGGACTTGCTAATCTAGGTGGAATGGGCTTACAGAATTACAGTCAAGATGTGACGACACAACCAGGCACCCAAGGGTTTTTATCACAGATATCACCATTAGCTGGGGCTGCCGCTGGGGCTTTTTTAGGAGGCCCATCAGGTGCGATGATGGGCTATCAATTAGGAAACTCTCTTGGCGGTTCACAAGTGGGCAAGAACTCATCGCCTTATGGTAGTAACCCATCAGCTCAGCAAATGCCTCAGCAAAACTTTCAGCTACCAAATAGAGGATTCTAATGGCAAGTTCTAGCTATAAAGTTCAGCAAGGAAATATTTTCGGCAGGATAGGCTCTGGAATTGGTCAAGGATTGGCTGAGCAAGTGCCTAAAGAAATTGAACGAAATAGACTTGCTTCTGGATTGCAGCAATTTGAGAAAGAAAGCGCTAATCTTTCTCTTATGCAGCAGCTTGCAAGGCTTTCAGCAATTCCTGGAATTACTCCGCAGATGATTCAGTCTTTTGGTGAACTTGGAAAACAGCAAGCAAGAGGACAAGCTTTAATTCAGGCAGGTAAAGGCCAAGAAAAAATTGGTCCGGGATTCGTAAATAAATCACAAGCTATACCTGGACAAGAAAACAAAGTGCCTTCTATCACACAGGCTAAACCTCTTGAAGAAATTCAAAAAGGGTATATTCCTCCAACTCTTGAAGAAAAAGAAGCATTTGCTGCAGATTTATTTGAAAAATCTCCACAAAGATTCGGGAATGATCCAGACAAAGCGCGCGAAGCATCTGAACAACATTTTAATCAATTAGAAAAAATAGATAAAGCACAACTTAACAAACATGCTAATTTGACACATCTTCAAGATAATGTTATTGAAAGGCTTTCCAAGCATGCTGGAGCTCTTGGCGTAAAAATCCCCCCTGATGCGTATAGTATAATTGAAGATAAGGCAATACAAGCAACAAAACCAAAGGGTGAAGGTGGGGAAGGGCTTACAGAACAACAGGCTATGAAAACATATGGGAAAGAATTGGATAATGCTTCGAGAGATTATGAAACTATGAATACCGTAGGAAATTGGGGAATTGCTTCTAGACCCGCAAACGAAACCTTAAGGAGCCTAAAGAGCCTACAAGAAGGGTTTGCAAAAAGAGGCGATACCGAAAATTTTGCTAAAAGATTACAGTCAGTAAATAAACTATCTCCTAAATTTTCCTATGCTATTGCTGAGCCTGTTTCAAAAATACCAGGATTGGGACAGACTTTGAAAGGTTTTGCAGATTTGCAGACAATAGAAACTTTAACAGGAACAAATCTTTCTCCAGAAGCCACCAAAAAAACATTAAAAATAGCACCGCAATTAGTTGAATATATAAAAAAGGGGGCAAGTCCTCTCGCAATTGCATATGAATTGGAAAAGAAAAATTATGATTCCCAAGCATTCTTGCAATATTTAACGGATAATAGGAATAGATTAAAGCTTACAGAGGATCAAGGTAGGCAAATTGATACTCCCAATCCTCTTACAGGCACTTTTAATGATTGGTGGCTTTCTTCATTTTCTGGATTAGAATAAAGGATAAACATGATTCCTTATAGAGAAGCTTCTCAAGAAGTTCAAAAGCAAACTGAAAGACCCTTAAAATTTGCTGCTGCTGCAGCTTCATTAGCACTTCCTGGCGTAGGAGCGGGTATTGCTAGTCGTGTAATCCCTTTTCTTAGCCAGTATATTCCAGAAGAGTTAGCAATAAAAGGATTATCTAAAGTTGACCCTAGATTCGGTCAATTTATATCGAAATCATTATCTGAAGGTAAAAGTTTCCAAGAAGTTAAAGACTTTATAAAAGAAAAGATTCAAGGCTCAGAGGAATCCCAAGAAAATCCAAAAGAGTCCCGTGGCATCATAGAACAATATTCTCCCGAGTTAAAACAATTTATAATGCAAGAAATTCAAAAAGGCCGGAGTCCAATACAAGCGGGAGCTGTAGCGCAAGCTCAAGGAAAATTCAACGATATTATCTCGAAAATGAGCAAAGATCACAAGATTCCTTTTTCTTCAATATTGGAGACGGATTTCGGCGTTGAAGGTCAAGAACCGGCGAATCAACAGCAGAAAGGCGGACAAGGTCAACAAGCTTTAATGGCTATATTGCAAAAGATTCAGCAATCTAGAGGCCAGCAGTGAATTTATTTGCCCGAAGAGAAGAACTTGAGAAATTATTGAGTGAACTTTTAGCAGGAATTCAGGAAGTTTTGCAATCTGGCGAAGTATTAAGTGATGAATTTCAAGGGCAGATAGCACAGGAATTAAGCCAATTAACAGATGAAATTGATCAGATAAGTAGCCAAATTGGAGAGTCACAACCATCTGAAGAGCTAGGATCGCCGGAGGCCCAAGGCCCTATAAATGCTCCAATGCCTCAAGGGGCTGATCTGCTTTGGATATTGTCAGGTGGGCAAGCCGATGCATTTATAAACTATGCCAGGACTTTTCCTGATGCTGCATTGAATGCCTTAGCTAATAATCCGCAGGCTTTAGCGAGTGTATTGGCAAGGCTAGAACAACAAATGCCGCAAGGTGAGCGAGGCTCCGCTGATAGCATAGATAGAGCGCCTTTAGACTCAAGTAACATTTATGGATTCCAGTATGATCCGAAAAGTGGAGCGCTCAAAGTCCGGTTCCAGTCCGGAGCCATATACGGATATCAAGGAGTACCAAAACAAATATATCAAATTTTTGCTAATGGCGCGGTTCCAGCAAAAACAGAAGGCAAAAATGAACATGGTCAATGGTGGGTTGGAAAAAATCCATCTTTAGGCGCAGCCTTCAGCGCTTTGATCAAACAAGGGGGATACCCCTACCAAAAATTGAATTAACAAGGAGCGTATTTATGCCATTCGGTGGATTCCCTTTCGATGATGGTGATACAGATAATTTTGTATATCCTAGATTTATTACAGCTAATAGACCGCCAATGGCAGGAGATATTGAAAATCCTGGCACTCGCTGGCTTGATGGTAGTGTAAATCCTGGAGTAATCTATGAAACTACGGGTGCAGGAAATTGGGAAACTGGTGGTGGCCCTCCTGCTACAAATACATTGTTAGGTAGTGTTTTTTTAGCTACAACTTCACAAACTTCATCGGGTGGGGCTCCTAGCGCCAGTTATGTTTCATCAGCAAATGATGTCGCGGCAGCATTAGCCGCCGTTGTCGTTGGGGCTGGAGTTCCTGCAACAGTGGCGCAACAAGGATTCGTATATCTAGCGTCTAATTTAATGGTAGTGCCCACTTATGCGGGTACATTAGGCCCTAATACAGTGGTTCCAGTGTCGTCTATTGCTACAATGCATGCTTCTCCCGGCCCAATTGGCAGTGTTTCTGCCTCTACGGGAGCTTTCACAACTCTTGCAGCTTCAAGTAATGCTACAGTTGGTGGAACTTTAGGAGTTACAGGGACTACGACAATCGCCGCTCTGGTTGCCACCAATGGAACATTTAGCGGCACTCTAGGCGTTACGGGTGCATCCACAATTGGCGCATTAAGTGCAACTTCTGGAACGTTTAGTACTACATTAGCGGTTACAGGCACAACCACTTTGGCGGCGGTTAATGCCACCAATGGAACATTTAGCGGCACTCTAGGCGTTACGGGAACTTCAACTATTGGGGTTTTAAGTGCAACCTCGGGAACTTTCAGCACAACTTTAGGCGTAACAGGAGCATCAACATTTAGTTCGGGAACATTCAGTACTACTTTAGGTGTAACAGGAGCATCAACATTTAGTTCGGGTACATTCTCTACAACATTAGGAGTGACAGGATTAACAACATTGGCAGCCTTAACACAAGCAGGAATTACACAGATTAATGCGTCTGGAGCCGCAGCCACGACAATAGCTACGGGAGGCACAGGAACGTTAGCCTTGGGAAATGCAACAGGTAACACAATATTGACTGGAGCGCTGACAATTTCCACCACATTAGGAGTGACAGGATTAACAACTTTAGCCGCTTTAACACAAGTAGGAATTACACAGATTAATGCATCTGGCGCAGCTACAACAAGTATTGCTACTGGTGGAACAGGGGCGCTTAATCTTGGAAATGCAACCGGGAACACTGCATTAACAGGGGCATTAACTATTAGCACCACATTAGGAGTGACAGGATTAACAACATTGGCAGCCTTAACACAAGTAGGGATTACACAGATTAATGCTTCTGGAGCAGCAGCTACGACAATAGCTACAGGTGGAACTGGAACGTTGGCCCTAGGGAACGCAACAGGTAACACAATATTGACTGGAGCGCTGACAATTTCCACCACATTAGGGGTGACTGGTTTAACGACTCTTGCAGCCTTAACACAAGTAGGCGCTGCAAATATTAACAATTCTGGTGCAGCGACTACAAATATAGGGGTTTCGGGCACAGGAGCGGTGAATATTGGTAATTCAACGGGAAACACTTTAATTCCAGCAGGAAATTTCACGGTGACATTAGGCAATATCATCATTAATGGCGCAGCTAAAATGCTTCAATGGAAGGGTGGCGCTGTGACTGATTTTAGAGGAACAGGCGTTTTAACAGCTGGTACTCAGACAATTGCTAATACAAACATTGCCACTAATGACATGATTTTCTTAACTCGCACAGCAGTTAATGCAAGCACTGCATTAGGAGAACTTGTTTATAGTATAATCAACGCGACTAGTTTCACCGTGACATCATTAGGAGTTACGACAGCAACCATCCTAGTGGGTGACGTTTCTTCTTACGCATATATCATTGTCAGGCCTGTATAATTTGCTTGAAATATGGGTTTCCACCATGTAAAAGTGTGGAAACCCATAATGAGGATTCAAAATGCTAAAAAATATCGCAAGACTAGAAATTATTATCGCAGAAAAGGCTTATCATCTGACTTGTGAAAATGATTCTCCCATTGAGCATATCAAGGAAGCTCTTTTTCAGTTCCAAAAATATATTGGATCTGTTGAAGATAATGTAAAGGCTCAAATGGCTGCAAAAGAATTTGAAGCAAAAGCCCATCAAGATCTTGCACAAGAAAGCTGTGCTCCTGAAGAGACAATAACAGAGGTGTGAAATGTCGGATGAATTATCATATGTCCAATGTGTTACAAAAGCGAGTTTTGACCCAGCCACACTTACAGGCACTTATCAGGCTTTAAATGGTGCGGGTTTTTCAGATTCAGCAAAGATTTTGAAACTATATAATGGTTCAACAACTGTATCGATTGACATAAGTCTTGATGGAGTTAATGACCATGATTTCATACCTCCTTTAGGCACTTTGATCGTAGATTTCCAAACGAATCATTATGATGGTGGTTCATATGGCACAGGAACACTAATAGTCAGAAAAGGACAAATTTTGTATGGAAAAACGGCTGCCAATGCAAATTTTTTACAAATTATAGGCTATAGATGAGTCAGTTTTTTCAAGCTGTTACAGCTGGTGGATTGCCTCCATCCGTTCCCACATCTTTTATAACAGATAATGGAACTGCTACACCGGCAGGGAACATATTAAATGTTATCACGCCTGGGGGAGGCACACAAGGCATTATCACTTCAGCGCCTGGATCTAGCAATACACTTTTGATTACTCTCACAGACACTTTTCTTTCAGGAACGGCGCAAACAGTAGATGCAGGTTCCTCGACTTTTACCTCTGTGGTTCCTGTGCCGACTAGCAATTCTGTAGTGAATATTAGAGCAAATATTGCAGGTTATGCAAAAGCTTCAGGCGTCGCTATAGGGGCTGAATTGATTGGAGCTGTAAGAAATGTTGCCGGATCGCTCACAGTGATCCAGGATGTGGAGGTGACTCGAAATAACGATGCCGCTTTATCTTCATGGTCAGCTACATTTACAATTTCAGGGACAAATGTCTTAATTCAGGTGACTGGGGTGGCAGCTTTTACGATAAATTGGACTGCCATTATTGACTATGTAACCGCAACAGAGGCACAGGCTTGATATGTCAGGATTCGCACATGATGGCAATGATATAGAGTTGGTCTATAGCAAAAACGTAGATTTTAGCGGTGGGGCAACGCCTACAGGTCAGATATTGACAAACGGCCAAATGTTGATCGGTACAACTGCTGTAAATGCTGGAGGTACACATATCAATGTTGGTACATTAACTTCTCCGGATAGCTCAATAACGTTCGGGTTTTCTTCGCCAAATATAACAGCTGTCGCAAATGCGGGCGCTTTAAATGTAGTTACTTCAAATGCCACGCCGCAATTTGCTAATGTTGCAGGCTCAAGAGTATTGAATTTCAGTCTTTCAAATCTTGTTTTGGGAAGCTCATTACCCAATCGAACAACAGGACTTTTAAACACTGGACTTGGTCAGCTAGTTTTAAACGCAACTACTACTGCAAACGCAAATACGGCTGTAGGTAATGGCGCTGGAAATGCGTTAACAACTGGAGGAATAAACGTCGCGTTCGGATATGCTGCCCTACAAGTAGCAACAGTTTCTGTATCAAATACCGCAATAGGCGCCTCAAGTTTAGCTCAATTAACGACGGCAATAGGGAGAAATACGGCATTAGGAAATGCTTCTTTAGGCGCTCTAAAAACAGGAAGCGACAATATTGGAATTGGGTGGGAGGTAGGCAGCCAATATACGGCAGCAGAAGCGAGTAATATTATCATAGGGAATATAGGTGTTACTGGAGAATCGAATGTAATGCGCCTAGGCACGCAAGGCTCTGGCACAGGCCAACAGTTGCAGACGTATATAGCAGGGGTTATTAATACTGTCTCTGGTCGTGTGGTAAAAACAACCGTTCCTGGAGCATACCCCTACACAACACTCACAACCGATTATGTGATTTTAGTGGACACTTCAGCGGCTAGAACCATTAATTTAATAGCCACCCCAGTAACTGGTACCACATATCGTATCAAAGATAACGTCGGCACTGCGGCAGCATTTAATATCACTATAACACCAAATGCAGGAACGATCGATGGGGCTGCTAGTTATGTTATCAGCAGCAATTGGGGGAGCGTGGATTGCCTATACACTGGGAGTAGCTGGCGCGTCTTGTAGATTTTGTGATTAATCACAGTATATGATAATGTATCCTCTATGACAGGAGGCTATATGGCATGTAAATTAGGAAAATCAGTTTGTGAAACATGTGAAAGAGAGTTTGAATGGAGAAGGCATGATTCGCAACCAGACGCAAGATTTTGTGGAAAAAAATGTACAAATCGTGATTTTGGGATAAAAGGAAATGAAAAACGTCTTTTTTGGCCTACAGCTACTGATGAAGAAAAAAGAGCAAGAATGATAGCTTCATTTGAAGAAAAAGTCATTAGGCAGAAAGGCTGTTGGAGATGGAAAGATTCATTAGATAAAAACGGATATGCTTATATTTATGCAGGAAAAAATAAACATTATAAAGCGCATAGATTATCCTATGAAATGTATAAGGGAGATATTCCCCAAGGATTTTTAGTTTGTCATTCTTGTGACAACCCGACTTGTACGAATCCTGAGCACTTATGGCTTGGGTCTATCAAAGAGAATAGTGAGGACAGTGTAAAAAAAGGAAGATCGTGTCATGGAGAATCTAGACCCCTTGCAAAGCTTAAAGACAGCGATATCCCTGAAATTAGAAAAATGCTTTCTTTGGGTGTTACAAAAGCCTTTCTTTCAAGAAAATATGGAGTTAGTTTTATGGCAATCTCTTTAGTCGGTCAAGGAAAAACATGGAAACACGTGCAATAGATGTCATACAACCAACCTTTAGAGCTCAGAGTAATACAATTGGGTGGGATTGATGGAACTTCTGCCGCAACAACGTCGATTATCACGACTAACGCAGGCGAAAGGTTTATGCCTCTATTTGTAAGTATACAACTACAGTCAACGACCGGGTTTGCCGTGGCAGCATCCCTGTCGATTGGGACAGATGTGGGAGTGAGTAATATATTGCCAATTACAGCCTTGACAGGTGTCAGCGCAGCGAATTTAATGATAAATTTGCCTTTGGTCGCTGTGATACCATCCGTTGCTCCTTCGACAGCTATTTCTGTTAAAGTGACGACGCCAGCCACAGCGACAACTTATGTGTTACGTGTTGCATTAATAGGCTATTATTCTTGAGGTATTATGGCATTTGGCGATGATGGGAGTCCAGTAGGTGAAGTGGCCTATTTTAGTAACGCTAATGGAGCGGCATACCTTGATGGCAGATGGCTATTATGTGATGGCGCAACATATTCTCAAGCTACATATCAGGCGCTATTTAATCGATTAGGTTTATTGAATCCTGGCGGTTCTATTTGGACATCTAGAACTAGTGGTACAGCAAGTGGTATTTCTTCTTTAACTTTTGGTAGTGTATATGTTTTTGGAACAGCAAATGGAGGACTTTCCACAAGTACTGATGGTATAACCTGGACAGCAAGAACAAGTGGGACAGGAAGTAACATATCTGCTTTAACTTTTGGCAATTCTTTATATGTTTATGCCGGATCAGGAGGCGCTTTAGCGACTTCTACAGATGCAATCACATGGACAAGTAGGACAAGTGGTACAACGAGTAATATTAATGGGCTAACATATGGTTCAGTTTATGTATATGTCACAGGTAATGGTGGTTTATCTTCATCAACTGATGCAATAACTTGGGTTGCCAGAAATTCGCCGACAACAACTACAATTTTTTCAGCAGCGTTTGGAAATAATAAATATGTAGGAGTCGGCAGTCTTGGAACAATTGTGACCTCAACTGATGGCACAACTTGGAATACAAAAACTCCTAGTATTGGGCTGCAAAATGCATCCACAAATGGTTATAGGCCCTTTATATTTGGAAACTCATTATATGTTTGTTGTTCAAGCAATGGGATCCTTTCTACATCTACAGATGCCCTAACTTGGACCGGAAGATCATCAGGGACAACCAGTGTATTAAATGTCCTTACTTATGGCACAGCTTATATTTATGGAGGAACTGGAGGTTTAATAGCGAGTTCAACTGACGCAATTACCTGGACAGCTCGCACAAGTAATACGACTAGTCAAGTTAACGCTTTAACATATTCTAGCGGAGGCGTACACGTTTATGGAACGAATGGAGGCGGTTTGGGTACATCAACTGATGGAACAACTTGGACGGCTCGAACCAGTAATACAGCGAGTGTAATTAATTCATTAATCTATGGAACGGCTTATGTATATGCAGGTGCGGGAGGAGTTGTAGCAAGCTCAACAGACGCCATTACTTGGACGGTTAGAACTAGTAATACTATTTCCTCTATTTATTCATTAGGATTTGGTAATAGTTTGCATGTATATGCTGGAGCGAATGGAGCTTTAGGGACATCAACTGATGCAACAACCTGGACATCAAGAACAAGCGCAACCACATCCTCAATTTACGGAATAGCATTTGGAAACGGAGCATATGTTGCAGTCGGAGCGGGAGGTGCAATTCAATCCTCAACGGATGCAATCACATGGACAAGTAGGACAAGCCCAACAGGAAATCAGTTATATTCAGTATTTTATAATTCTCTGTTTTATGCAGGCGGATTTAATTCAATATATACTTCCACAGATGGCACAACATGGACAAATAATACAGGATTATTTACTTCATCAAGTTTATCATCCGCAATATATAGTTCTAATTTTGTTATATCTGGTGCTGGTGGTGTTATAGCTACCTCAACCGATGGAGAATCCTGGACATCTAGGGCCAGCACAGTTACAACAACTGTAAGCGGATTGGCTTTTTCTGGTTCATCTTATATAGCAGGCGTCGCAAGTACTACAACGATGCTTTCATCCACAGATGCTATAACATGGACTCAAAACCCTGGAAATATTGCTTCTGCAAATGTAAGCGCTGCAGGGGGCTCGGTATTTATAGCTACAAATTCCGCTGCAAGTACTCTTGAAACTTCAAATTCAACATATGCTTATAATCCTGCGACACAATTTCAGGTCCCCACTGATGCCGCGATAAATGGACAACTTACTACAGAATGGCTGAATAATTATAAAAGAGGATTATATATAAGGGCTCTATGACAAAATTATTTATCGCCACACCCGCTTTTGACGGAAAAGTAAACGTTTCCTATGCCTGTTCACTAGCTGATACACGGCTTTATTTAGCTTCCCATGCTATTGAAACCATTATGAGGATACATACTTCTGGATCATTGCTTGTACGTGAGCGTAATGACTTGATTAAGGCCTTTCTAGAATCTGATTGCACGCATATGTTATGCATTGACTCAGATATTGCATGGAATCCTATAGATGTGCAAAGAATGATCAATATGGATGAGGATTTTGTTGCGGCACTATATCCCGCAAGGGGACCAGATCGTTGTTTTCTTTTTCGTGGAGTGTACGGAGAAGATAAGCGTATGGATGTCTCGCCTAAAGGACTTCTTGAGATGCAATATATCCCAGCGGGATTTATGCTTTTGACTAGAAATCTGCTGGAAAAAATGATTGAATTCTTCCCTAATTTACACTATATCCCTAAAGAAGAGTCTCTGAAACATACTGAAGGTCATTGTTTATTTGATACTGAAGTTTGGGAAGGAGAATTTTGGGGTGAAGATTATGTTTTTTGTCGTAGAGCTAGACAGGCAGGATTCAGAATATGGGTAGATCCTAGCATCCGATTAGACCATGCAGGAGTTGCAGGTGCATTTATGGAATGTTTAACCGAAAAACCACCGGAGAAAAATGTCTAAGGGTAAGGGGAAAGAACATCGAAAAGCAAAGAAGATTAAGAAAGCTGAAGACGAAGAAATCAAGAAAGAGAATACCAAAAAGTAGGTGGACATGCCTTTATTGAAAGGGAAAAAGAACATCGGCCATAACATTAAAGAAGAGGAAATGGCAGGGAAAAAACCTAAGCAAGCTATCGCTATCGCTCTTAATGTAGCCAGAAAATCAGGCGCCAAAATTCCTAGGAAAAAATGATATCGATGGCGAAAAGTTCCGTCCGAAACTCATAATTTTGAGGTGTTTATGTGTAAAGATGATATGTACAAAAAAGATTGTGCTTGCTGTTGTGAACAAGGCCCGCAAGGCGTTCCCGGGTTACAGGGTCCACAAGGCGTACAAGGTATTATGGGGTTGCAAGGCATACAAGGAATAGCTGGTATGCAAGGTGCTCCAGGTAAAGATTGTGATTGCACTGGCACGGGCAACGGGGGAGTTGGCTGCGTATCCTACGCTAATATCTGGGCACAACCACCACAAGTAATAGCGGCTTTTGGTACAGGTGCAGATGCTGTTTTATTCCAATCTACCAATGCTATTATAGCAGCTGATTTTGATTTGACTAAAATGGCTGTTGATGGATCCGTGAAATTTCTGAAAGCCGGCGTTTATAGAATTAACTTTGGGGCAGAAGCTAAAGTAAGCCAGCCTATTCCTTTTCCAATTCCAAGCTTTTCATTTGGTCTATGGCTAAATAATGTTCTAGTTCCTGGTTCAACGATCTCAGGGTTTACTCAAGCGGGTTCTGATGACACTTTGCAGGTCACGGGAGAAGTTATGATTGCTATTGCTGCGGGTGATGTACTGAAGTTGCGGAATGCTAGCTCAAATAGCGTGGATATGACTCCAAATACAGTCGGAATCATATTCCCTGTAACAGTGGCGACTTTGAATATTAATTGCCTAAAATAATCGGGTAGATGGAGTTTGACGGCAACTCAATAAAAACCGTCAAGCTAGATGACGGCTGATCGATAAAGAGCTCTATCTGGTCCATTCATGCCGTCGGTCTTGGGCTGATAATTTTCAGGTGCGGTCACTTCTTTTTCGGCCATTTGCAGAGCGCTTTCATATTGAATTTCCCATACTTGCAGAGAGCAGCTACAGGAAGAAAGCAGAAACATTAGAGGAAGAAGTTTTTTCATTTTGACCTTATTTCGCCCATTGCAATTCAACGATATCACAATTTTTACTTTGTTGACATAAACCACGCTTGATGATGTCAAGATCTTGTTTTAGTTCATCGACGGATTTCTGTAAAGCTCCAATTTTAGCGAACTGAGATTTCCTTTGGCGGTCTAATTTGTCCTTAACCTCTGCTTCAAATTGCTTAACTCGGATTGTCAAAACTTCCATTTCTGTAGGGGGAAATAAAAGCAACTGAGTATATTCTGGTAGGGAATCGACCAATTTCCACGATGAATTTTTCATTTGAGATTTTCCTTGCGTATGTGTGGTATATATCGTATATTCTAAGTAAAATTACGTCAAGGAAGATATGGAAGAAAAAATAATATATACTAAATTCTGTCTTCGGCTATCTCCTGAGAATTTAACTCGCTTGGACAGAGCATTGAGGCAAGAATATGGCATGACAAAAACTGAATGGATAAGGGATGCTATAAACGAAAAATCCAAAAGGGTTGATAATGAATCCAAAAAACGAATGGCTTGACGAAGAGATCCAGAAATTGCGATATGATGAGAAATTATCTCGCAGGAATAAGGCAGAAAAAAGGGTAGAGACATGGATGGTCGCGAAATTTTTATGTCTGCTTTTGCCTTTGCTATTCTATGCGGTTTTTTTGCATGGATCTTCTGGATATTATCACTCTAAGCTTCTGAAGACTCGACATGTAAAGCAAATTGATAGTGGCGTGCAATTTACTTGTAAGCGATGTCGCACAAGCCAATGGCAAGATAAGAATAATGCAGACTGGAGCGGGAACTTTTATTGTCGAAAATGTGGCTGCAAGATGGGGGCAGAATGATATGGGGATATATTATTTCGCTGTTGACTACTCAGTTAAAGAACAAATGTGGGCGCCGTTAAAATTTTCTGATAAATGTATTTACTTCCCAAATCATCCATTGCCTCAAATGATAGCTTTGAAGAATTGTCAAGGGTATGATTTTAAGATTGTTAATGATATGTCTACTATAGACGAGCACAAATTCAAAGATGTTACAGATGAAGTTTATCGAGAATTGAAGGAGGAATTCCCAAATTTTGATTGGGCCTCATATGAGGATTTGTCATGATCCCATATGATGGTTTTGGCTATGGCCAGTCAACCTATTGGTCATATGTGACTAAGTTGAAAGCTGAGGCAAATGGCGAATATTGTAAATGCTGGGATGAAAATTCGCCGAAGGTGATCATCACCTGTAGGGATGGTATAGACGTAAGAATTCAATGTTTTATGCAATCTAAAGCATGTAGAAACTTATTTGATAAGACAGAGAACGATGTGAAAATTGCATTTGAGAAGTTCTACGATGACCGATGATAATGGGTATATTCTTATATCTAAAGTGCAGCTTGCTCAATTAGGAAAAAAATGCAGTATGTGTGAAGAAAAAGCAAAATTCTTTGATACAGTTAATGAAGAGATGCCTTCGTATTGCGATAGACATTTTCCAGGTAATATATGTCAATGTGAAGTATGCATTTATAATAAAAGCAATTGATTTCAAGGATAGGGATCATATGAGTAAAATAATATATCCTCCGTGCAAAAAATGCGAGGCTTCTCATCGTATGGGCATTGAGAACATGGAAACCGGAGAGATCGAACCTATAGATTTATGTAAGAATTGCTTATGGTTTGGGACATTTCACCCTATAAATTATCAGATAACCTTTGAAGAAATGGTGAATGGAAATGAATAATTATGCAAAAACTATGAAATTTGTAAAATTGACTGAACATATGAAAAAGTCACAAAAAATTCTACATTATTTCCCATTATAAAGCTACTAAAATAAGATCTTTATCAACATAACCTTAATTATCAGACGTTACATAAAAAGAAAGGATTAAAAATGAACTGGAGAAACTCAAAAGAGACTTTACCCCCTCTAAATAAGTCAACTAGATGCCTAGCTTATATTTGCAAAGGCGATAATAAAGACACAACTTGTTGGATGGGATATGTAGATGTATTTTTTTCACCATTTGAGGGATGGAAAAGATGTGAAACAGAAGAAACCGTGTTTGTTTTGAAGTGGATTCCGATAGAAGAATTTGAGAATGACTAACGAAAAAAGAGGAAATGATGATCGCGCCTTACATGTTTTGCCAAAATATCCCAGGGATAACCCTTCCCTTGCATCCTATACTCGAACGATTAGATCTTGATGAGCAGATTGAGCAATATGAAGATACCCAATTCTTGAGAGATACGCCCATTCGACATATTGTAGTTGACTCAATGAAATTTGGTGCTCTTGCTGGAGCTAGAGGGGCAGTGGGATTTGCAACAGGATATTCTTCAGTGGCTTGGTTTTTGCCAGCACCCCTGACGCATGT